ACTGCTCTAATCAAAAGACAATGGGGTGCAAACCTATCAAAGTTTAATGGCGTTACAATGTTAGGAGGTGTCACGATGAATGGTGACACTCTTTACTCACAAGCACAAGAGGAATTGCAAAGATTAGAAGAACAAATTCAACTTGCATTTGAGTTGCCCGTCAACTATATGATAGGATAACTCTATGGCCGTCAATTCAATATTTCATACCAGCAATTCTCATGCAATCGCAACAGAACAAAATCTTTATAGAGATTTGCTTACAGAATCTATTCAGATATTCGGCCATGATGTTCATTATCTAGACAGAACTCTTGTGGCAGAAGATACTCTTTTGGGAGAAGATACTCTTTCAAAGTTTAGTTCTTCTGCTAAGATTGAAATGTATGTTGAGAATGCAGAGGGTGGTTATGAAGGTGAAAGAGAGTTGATGAATAGGTTTGGTTTACAAAACCTAAGTGATGTAACCTTTGTAGTAGCAAAACACAGATTTCAACAGTTAACAAAACAGATTACAATTGAGAGTGGTACAGACACTACAGGTGGTGCCATACTTCTAGAGTCTGGAACTATTGATATGTCCTCTGATGCAATTGTATTTGAAGGAGAAACCTTCTATATTCTTAATGAGACTGATGCAACAGATTCAGATAGACCTCTTGAGGGAGATTTAATTTTTCATCCAATTTTGAAGAAACTATTTTCTGTGAATTTTGTTGACCACGATGAACCTTTTCATCAATTAGATAACAATCCAGCTTATAGATTACGGTGTCGCACCTTTGATTATAGTTCCGAGATATTGGATACAGGTATTGACGCGATTGATGCAATTGAAGATGCACTTTCAACAGATGCACTTGTTTATCAATTCACTCTGGAACAATCAAGTGCTGTCAATGAACCTATTAGAATTCATGACACTGCAACAACTAGAGGATTGTTGTTAGATGAAACAGATAGTGACAATATCATAGGTGAAGACGATAGTAGCTCTGTTGGTGAAAGCATACTTCTTGAGACAGGCACCAATGATTATCTGTTACAAGAAGAATATATAATGGGTACAGGTGGAGCAAATACTGGTAGTCTTGATAATACTGCACAGAATGAATTGTTTGAAAGTTTGGATGATGATGTGTTAGATTTCACTGAAAGTAATCCATTTGGTGACGCAGGAGAGTAAAGAATGTTAGGCAGTCAGTTCTACCACGAAACAATAAGAAAGGTCGTTGTTGCATTCGGAACCTTGTTTAATGGTATTCAGTTGGTTCGTAAAAACAATGATGGAACTATTGTGCAATCCATGAAAGTTCCTTTGGCCTATGGTCCGAGACAAAAGTTTCTTGTTAGATTAAGAGAAGATCCTGATCTCACAAAACAGGTAGCGATTACACTTCCACGTATTGGGTTTGAGATTCAAAATCTAACTTACGATCCTAGTAGAAAATTGAATCGGGTACAAAAGTTTAAGAAGACTAAATCAGGAAATACTAGTAAACTTGATGTACAATATATGCCAGTTCCATACAACTTGGATTTTGAGTTGTACATACTGTCAAAGAATTCTGATGATGCATTGCAAATCGTAGAACAGATTCTTCCTTACTTTCAACCTGACTATACTCTCACAATTAATGATATGGCTGATATGGGTATCAAGAGAGATGTGCCAATCATTCTGAATAGCATATCATATGAGGATGATTATGAAGGTGATTTTGAAACAAGACGAGCCATAATCTATACATTGTCTTTTACGACTAAGTTTTATCTTTATGGTCCAATTACTGATTCCGGTGTCATTAAGACTGCTATTGTGGATCAGTATGCTAATGTTAAGGCAGAAGCTCCAGCGAGAGAACAGAGATACACTGTTACTCCAGATCCAACTACTGCCGATGCTGATGATGATTTTGGATTTAATGAAACTACATCTTTCTTCCAAGATTCAAAAGTCAGAGATAATACCACAGGCGATGATAAGTTAACAGAATGAACAGTGAAATTGATAAAGCCTTAGGGGTGGTTGAAGATATTGAGATCAACCCTATTGTTGAAAAAAAAGTAAATCCAATACAAGTATCTAATAATGATGCAGATATAGAAAATGATTATGCGTATCAAAGACAAAACTTTTACAATTTGGTTGAACGTGGTTCTGATGCAATTGAAGGTATTCTTGAATTGGCTAGGGAAAGTGATGCTCCACGAGCGTATGAAGTCGCAGGTAATTTGATCAAACAAGTTGCAGAGGTGACAGAGAAACTTGGCGACCTTCAAGAAAAAATGAAACGTCTCAAAGAAGTTCCAAGCAACGCACCGAAAAATGTCACCAATGCTTTGTTTGTAGGGAGCACTGCTGAATTGCAGAAAATGTTGAAAGAAAAATAATTATGTTCCACAAAAATTGGATTACTTACGATTATAATGAATTAACTGTCAATGAGTATCCTAATAAAAATTTTCATCCTACTACATTCAAAAATGCATTAAAGGAACAAGCACTAGTTATCGCACAAGATGTGAAACCAGCTGTTTTTGTTTCTGGTGGAATTGATTCTCAAGCAATTGCGTTCGGATTTAAGTCTGTTAATATAGATGCAGACTATATCTATATTCGTTCTAGTTATAACGGACACTATGATAAACTAGAATACTTTTTTGTCAATGAGTTTTGTAAAAGAAACCATATTGATTTACAAATCATCGATCTTGAATTTGATAAAAACAGTCTTAGAAACTTTCTATTAGAATCAGAATATTTTGAAACTGGTGTTGGTTCTGGTACTGTATTCTTGTTAGAGGGAATACGAAGATACAAAGGTGACGGGTTTCCAGTTACTGCTGATGGCCATTTCATATTCCAAAGAGAGGGTAATGTGTGTAAGGGAGTTTTCAAAAAACCTGGCCTTACACTTAGTCATGGTATTCGGGTAGAAAATCAAATCCTGTTTGATTTGTATTACAACTTCATGTTTCAGTATTATGAACACATGCACAGAACTATTCCTGAGATACAATATCTTAAAAAATGGAAGCTAAGAATCTCATATACACACACATGTTTGCTGGGTTTCCATTTAGACCTAAAATGTCTGGTTGGGAATTTTTAGATAGAGAACATGATTACTCAACTCTATCGTCTATAGATTGGTCTAATGATCATGGTAAAAAGGCAAGATTTACACGAGGCATTGAAGTTATTGTTGATATTCTAGATTTACCAGAAGAGTATATAGAAAAAAAGTTGCAACATCAATGGGGTGATGATGATAGGTTCATAACATTGTATGATTTTGAATCTAAATATGAGTATGTCTGATCAAAATCAATATCTGGGTAATCCTAATCTCAAGAAAACAAATACTCCGGTAGAGTTCACAAAAGAGAACATTATCGAATACGGTAAGTGTGCAGAAGATCCACTTTACTTTATTAAGAACTATGTTCAAATCGTTTCTCTTGACCACGGACTAGTCCCGTTTGAAATGTATAGCTTTCAAGAGGGTATGGTTTCAACCATGCACGATAATAGGTTTTCTATTTTTAAACTACCTAGACAGTCAGGCAAGTCAACTATTATCATCTCATATCTTTTGCATTATGCATTATTCAATCCAAATGTGAATATCGCTGTCCTTGCAAATAAGTCAATCACGGCAAGAGATATTCTTGGTAGATTACAACTTGCATATGAAAACCTTCCTAAATGGATGCAACAAGGTATTATTGCGTGGAACAAGGGTAATATTGAATTAGAGAACGGTAGTAAGATTATTGCTGCTGCCACTTCCTCAAGTGCTATTCGTGGTGGTTCTTATAACATTATTTTCCTTGATGAGTTTGCGTTTGTTCCTTCTAACGTTGCAGAACAATTCTTTGCATCTGTCTATCCCACCATTACCTCTGGTCAAAACACAAAGGTTATCATTGTTTCTACACCACACGGTATGAACATGTTTTATAAGATATGGGTAGATGCACAGGAAAGACGAAATGATTATATTGCAACAGAAGTTCATTGGAGTGAAGTTCCTGGCCGTGATGAAGAGTGGAAGAAAGAAACAATACGAAATACTTCAGAGTCACAGTTTAACGCTGAGTTTGAATGTGAATTCCTAGGCTCAATTGATACATTGATAAGTGCACACAGATTGAAAACTTTGGTATATAGAAATCCAATTCAATCAAATGCAGGGTTGGATATTTATGTTCGACCAGAAAAAGACAATGTGTATATGATAACGGCCGATGTTTCTCGTGGAACCGCAAATGACTATTCTGCCTTTGTAGTTTTTGATGTGACTGAAATACCATATAAGATGGTTGCGAAGTTTAGAGATAATGAGATCAAACCGCTTCTATTTCCCACAAAGATACATGAAGTTGCAAAGGCATACAATCAAGCATACGTGATGGTAGAGGTGAATGACATAGGTGAGCAGGTCGCTAACGCTTTACAGTTTGATCTTGAGTATGACAACCTAGTTATGGCTTCGATGCGAGGACGGGCCGGACAGATACTTGGAGCGGGCTTCTCAGGCGGCAGAGCGCAATTGGGTGTAAGAACAACCAAGGCTGTCAAAAAGATTGGTTGTTCTAATCTTAAACAGTTGATAGAGGACAACAAACTAATAATAGAAGATTATGATGCTGTCAATGAACTGTCTACTTTTATAGTCAGAGGTTCATCCTATCAAGCAGACGATGGGTGTAATGATGATTTGGTTGCATGTATGTTTATGTTTGCCTGGGCAACAGATCAGACTTATTTCAAAGAACTTACTGACAATGATATACGAAAGACAATGATAAAAGAGCAACAGGATATGTTAGAACAGGACATGGCTCCATTTGGTTTTATTGTCAACGGTATAGATGATCCCTTTGAAGATACTATAGATGAGTATGGAACCCGCTGGACACCAGTCGTTAGAGATTATAATACAAATTGGTAAAACACTAAATAAACTCAATTAGATCAGATTCTAATTTAATGAAACAATTTGCACAGACAATTTTTGAATTCTTTATCAATTGAATTGATTCTTCACGACTCTCTTCGTTCATACCTTTACGTTGAGTAAGTTTTCTAATTTTATTGTTGTGTGGGTAGAACTTTAAACAAACAGTTTCGCTTTCACCACAATGAACACAGGACTTGTCAGCAAGGTATTCGTTGAGCCACACTATGCGTTGTCTATAGTTACGTTTCGCAACTTTCTTTATAGTGTCTTTATACTTCTCATAGTGTGATGACATGTGCATATTTATAAGATTTGCAACATATAAAAACACGGTTTTAGAAAACCTATTTTTATAAATAATAACAAGAATAACAAAGAGTTTTTAGACTCTACAATTGTAAGGAGTACGAGAAATGGGTTTTTTAGTCTCTCCAGGCGTACATGTTAAAGAAATTGATCTCACTAATATCATACCCGCCGTACAAACAAATATTGGCGCAGTTGCTGGACCTTTTGAAAAGGGCCCGGTTGCAACCGTTGTTAATATTGGTTCTGAAGAAGAACTAAGAAGTATTTTTGGCGAACCTAATGGTGATAACTTTGAATATTGGTTCACTGCTGCAAACTTTTTGCAGTATTCCAATGCGCTTAAAGTTGTCCGGGCTGAGTCTGGTGTTCTAAATGCTGCATCTGAACTAGGTGTGTTGATTAGAGATACTGATCACTATTCGGGTTCTTATAGAGATGGTCAAGGAACTGTTGGTCCTTGGGCCGCAAGAACTGCTGGTGATTGGGGTAACTCTCTTGCAGTTTCCATTTGTGCAACTGCTACAGCATTTTCGCAAAACATTACAGGGGCAAACCAAGTTAACGGTGCGGCATCTAACGGTGCAACATCTGTTACTGTTGATGATGTTGATCTTGCAGATAATGTTATTAACGTTGGCGACATCGTTTCTTTCTTCACAGACAGTGGATTCGGTACTCCGGCTAGTGGTCATGCAGGTAAAGAATATGAGGTCACTGCTCGTGACACAGCAAACAACACAATCACAATTCGTGAACTAGACAATCCGAATGGAACTGGATTGGTTGCAGACCTTGCTGACAATTCCTTCATTCGTAGACGTTGGAAGTTCTACGACTTTTTTGATTCTGCACCTGGCACATCTGACTGGTCTACTAAAGAAGGCCGCGGTACAGCTGATGAACTGCACATCGTTGTTTATGATACAACAGGTAAGATTACTGGATTCAGTGAAAGTGTTGCTGGACAAAGAGGTGACTCGATTCTAGAAACATATTCAGCACTTTCCAAAAACCCTAAGGCCAAAACAGCTCAAGGTGGAACAAACTACTATCCTGATGTGATTTATACACAATCTGCAAATATCTATTGGATGGATCATCTTGACGCTGGAACAAACTGGGGTAGTGACTTGGATGCAAGTAACAACATTATCCTCAACGGTACGGATTCTAGTAGTTCGGATGAAGGTGATGCTGTTATTTTAGATGGTACAGATGGTTCTAGTTCAAATGCTGGGGATAACGTTATTCAGGACTCCGGTTCTGGTGCTGGTGCGTTCACTGCTGTTGACACACCGACATATGATGGGTTGACTGGTGGAACAGACGACTATTCTTTGACTGTTGGTGAGAAGAGAACAGCATATGACTTGTTCGCAGACACAGAAGCTCACGACATCAACTTTGTTCTTGGTGGACCTTCGGTAACGGTTACTGGTTCATCGTTCGGTACATCTGGTGATGAGTTTGACACACATGGTACGATGATTACAGACCTTTGTGAACTTCGCAAGGACTGTGTTGGTTTCATCTCTCCTGCTCGTCAGGCGGTTGTTAACGTTCAGAGTTCAAACACACAAACAGTAAATGTTAAAGATTCATTTGATACATTGCCATCGTCTTCGTATGTTGTATACGACAGTGGTTATAAGCAGATGTATGATAAGTACAATGATGTGGTGCGTTTTGTTCCTTTGAATGGCGATATTGCTGGGGTCTGTGCAAACACAGACAGAGTTGCTGATGCATGGTTCTCGCCGGGCGGTTACAATCGTGGTAACATTCGTGGTGCGATTAAAGTTGCTTACAATCCAAAACAGTCTGAAAGAGATATTCTCTACAAGGCTCGAATCAACCCTGTTGTTGATTTCCCTGGCCAGGGTGTGGTTCTCTTTGGTGACAAGACTGC